ATCTTTCAGAAGCACGTTTTTGGTTAGGTTTTGAGTTAGAGAGAATAAGGGAAAAGAAATAATGGGAATATTTATAGATGAAAAACAAAAGCAAAATAGTCTTGATGCCCTTAAAGCAGGACTAAAAGACATATATGAATCTGGTGAATTCGGTGCTGCTCTTATATGGTTGAGAGCAGGAATGCACGCAGCTCGTAAAGGGTGGAATGGTAAAAATATGTGTATATTCCTTATTGAAGGTAGGACTGTGGAATATAATACGTTTCAATCGTGGAAGAATAATGCTAATCGAGCATTTGCTCCTCCTCAGGATGTAGTAATCGCAGATCATATTGATATGAAAGCTGCTGATGGTACATATGTGACTGGATGGTCACCTTCGCAAGAAGATATGTTGGCAGAAGATTGGTATATAGTAGAATGAGAAAGAACACAGTAGCAAATTTTAAACCTGAAAAATATCCATGAGTGATTTTAAAGAAAGATTGACAGAAGAACACATTCAGCTTCAAGGTAGAATGCTGAAACTTGAGGATTTTATCCTCGGTGAGAAGTTTAAAACTATTAATGCTGTGCAAGCATCTTTGCTAAAAGTACAGTTATATGCAATGAAGACGTATCACCAATGTCTTATTGAAAGAATGAATGCCTTATGAGTGATTTTAAATGTAAGAAGTGTGGTAAAGACCTTCCAAACAAGCATGAATGGGAGATGCACGAGCTAAACTGTAAAGGTGTAAGCTTTGACATGGGAATGCTTGAGAAGATTGCCGCAGGGGGAATAGAATCTCTCAGCGATGTAGCCTTTGAATGTACGATTTGTGGGGAGGGTCAGGTATTACCTAAGACTTATCAACCCGGAGTGACTCAGGTCTTCCCGGTGTGTGACAATTGTAAAAGTGATTTAAAAGATATAATTTTAACCAAAAGAAAGAAAGATGAAAAAACTTAAAGAATTATTTACAAGTTCAAGATTAGGTATCGGTGCTATCATTGGTGTAACCGTAGGTTACCTGATGGGCGGCAATGAGCTTGATGGTATATTTGGTGCTGCAATGGTAGGATGTATTATCATTGTGGTAGTTGAGAATATGTTTTTCGAGACAAAATGATGACTTTTTTGGTGGTATTACTCACACACCTTCTGATGTTGCTCCCCATTTACGGGGAGGCAGCATTTGATAAGATTATGTGGAATCTTGGATTTGAGGATAAACCTATTTCCACTTGGGTTGTAAGACCTATGCTATTCATCATAGGTGGTTTTACCGCATGGATGTTGGATGACAAAGAGTTATGGAGAGTTGCTCTTGTAATGGGAGCAGCATTTGCCGCATTGTTTCCATTATTAATCAATTGGGTATTAGGTAAACCTATTGGATATTTGTCTAAAGGTAATTGGTATGATAGGTTAATGGGAAAGATCAAGCCGGATATAATGAGAATATGGTTGCTTATATGGTTGTATATCACTATGTTATGTGTATATTACTACTACGAACTTTATTATAATTTAATATTATGAATCCTATAACTGAAGTCACCAGTGCTCCTGAGATGGATACTAAAATGAGAATTAGTATTAAATTGTATATTACCTCACTTATTCTAGTTGCGGTTATATTTACCTACGGCTCACTTGAATATGGAAGGTATATAGATAATAAGAGAGCTGATACAGCTAGGGAAATAGCTATTCAGGAGATCAAGGAGGTCTTGATCCCAGCGATCTACCTAAAGTTTGATGAGGAGAAAGTCAGGATAGAAGAACGAATCAACTACTTTGCCGGACCTGAGGGGAGAACAGATCGTATATTAAAGAGGTACGAGGAAAGAATAAAAGCCCTGGAAAAGAAAGGGTCAGATTAATGATAGTATTCGAAGAAAGGAATCATACATATACCAATCAGAGAACCAAAGAGTTATACACCAGTGTGACTACTTTGATCGATGAGTATATTCCTGAATTCGATAGTCAGTACTGGTCGTTGTATAAGGCGATCAAAGATGTCTTGGAAAGATATAATCAGTTTAAAATGTACAAGCTTGCAGTAGGCGGTTGGGAGAAAGTCGTTGCTGCATGGCGTAGTAATCCGATGCTTAAGTATCAGGATGAGGTCGAATCCAAACAGGCGGATTACTTGCTGCAATGGCAGGTTATCAGTATTGAAGCCTGCGGTATAGGAACGGCAGAGCATAAACGCAGAGAGCTTGAATCATGTAGTACTGATTATTACGAATACAATGGCACGAATTACGAAACCCCACAAAAACATTCACAAACCGACATCCTTAGAATACAAGACTTTACGAGTAACCGAGTATATACGGAGCTACTTGTACATAATGATCGTTTCAAGGTGGCTGGACAGGTGGATTGGGTGCTTAAGAAGGGTAGGAATATCTGGATAAAAGACTATAAAACATCAAAAGAGATTAGTAAGGATGCTTTTCGGGATAAGAAGATGGAAACTCCATTGAATGATCTACCGGATGCTAATTACTATCACTATGCTCTTCAGCTATCCACATATGGATGGATGATGGAGCAGTGCGGGTATCATGTAAAGAAACTAGAAATAATTCACACAAGGACAGAGGAAGTTATAAAAATGCCCTATTTAAGGGATCACGTTGAACGTATGATGAGAGATCATGAAAACTTGATATAGAAAGTGCTACATTTTGATATGAAAAATGGGATAGCTGTGATTGATGCAATTACAGTCTTGGCTATTCCGGAAATGCTTGTCGTGCATAAGAAGTTCAAAGGCTTAATGCGCGACAAGGTTTTTACGTATATACACATCGTTGCAAGGCTTGATCCTACTGCACCATTCTTCTCAGCAGAGGAAAATGAGATTGAGGGTCTTGCAAAGCAGAACTACTTCGACGAAGAGTTTCCATATCCGGCAGATGGTCACCGAATGAACATTATATCTGAGGGTCTGAAGGCTTATAAAAAGGGTTTTGAGAAAGCTGAGGTTAGAATCCTCAAGCTATTCGATGATAAGATCGATCAGATTAAGACGGTGATAAAAGACACCGACCCCAAGATTGTTGAGAATACTTCTAATACAGGGGTCATAACCTTTAGCTCGAATATTGATATCATTACAAAGTCGATGGAGAAGATTGATGGGCTTATGGTGGCGAAATCTAGGCTAGAGGCGAAGATCAGGAACGAATCTGAAGGAAAAGGGTCGGTTAGAGGTGGCAAACGACCCTCACGTTTGGAAAGAAAATCAATTCAAAATAAATCATGAGCGAGCAATATCCAAGACCCGAAATGATGTCTCGTGCAAAGCGTAGACGTTTTTTAGAGCAAAGTATTGATCTTGCCCCTGTATTGATTAAGACCCACGATAAATTACATTTCTTTCTTAAGCAGTATTTTGACAGTCCTGCTGAGATGGAATTGATTCGTTTTAATAAGCATCCTAATAAGGGATTGAATGACGCATATCAGGATTACAAGAAGATATTGAGGAAAATAAAGGAGTTAGAACATATTATGAAAGTATTTGTAGATTACGATGGCGGAGACAAACCCATATCAGGAGATAGTAATAAAAAATCAACCGGATTGCATATTACCAAATAGTTTCTTTGAAGGACGATTTCCACCTCATGTACATCCGGATTCTCTGGATTGGAGCGAGTGGTGGGATGAACAGGAGGAAAGATGCTTGAATGGATGGAGTGATGGGGGCTATACCATAACCGGACCGTATTATTACCATATGAATATGAAGAAGATCAACATGCTTAATGAGCATGGCAAGCCTTCTTTTGATCATCCGTGGTTTGCCTACGAGGATCAGCAGTTATTCAATGACGTTCAAACAGCCCGAGATAATAAGAAAGGCTTAATGCTAATTACGGGTAGAGGATTCGGAAAGTCCTTTGCTGCTGCATCGATTGCTGAGCACGAATTCGTATTCAAGGAAGCATCAGAATGTATCGTATCAGCCTCCACTGACTTCTTTGCTTCACAGTTGTGGAGCAAAATCGAACTGGGTCTCAACTCAATACACCCTGAACTGAGACCTAATTTTTTGAGGAAGAAGATGGATTATCGTGAGTCGGGCTTCGCTTTCAAAGATATGGAGGGGGTGGAAACGATTATTGGATATCTATCTAAGCTTCACAAGGTTACTTATGATAATGATGCGGGTAAGACTCGGGGTACAAGACCTAATATTCACCTCTTTGAGGAAGTAGGATCGTGGTCCGGAGCAGCTAAGTTGACGGATTGCTATGATCAGACTGAAGCTTCATGGTGGAGAGGTAAGCATTTTACCTGTTTTCCAATGCTTATTGGTACAGGTGGTCAGATGAAACAAGGCGGATCAGCAGATGCCAAAAAGATGTTCTATGACCCCAATGCCTATAATTTGATGGCATTTGAATATAAAGGTAAAGAGGTTTGCAGATTTGTACAGGCATACAGAAAACTCGAAGGTTTCTATGAGAAGTCTGGTATATGTGACGAGGTTGAAGCAAAAGAGTTTCTTGATAGAAGACGAGAGTCGAAGAAGGGTAACCTGAAGAGTTTCCAGCAGGAAAGTCAGGAATTTCCATTTGATCCGGGGGAGGCGTTCAAATTATCCGGGACTAATGTCCTTCCAACGAATCTTTTGTATGACAGATACAGTAAAGTCTCAGAAGACCCAGAGCTTGCTAATGTTTGCCAACAGGGTGAATTAGATTGGATTGATAAAAAGAATATCAAGAAAGGGGTAAAGTGGATAGTTAAGAAAGGGGGCACATTTACTATTGTTGAGCATCCCATGCTAAATCCGGAAGGGAGACCACAGGAGAATTTATATATCTCAGGATGTGACTCCTATGATGCAGTAGAAGAAACAACTGAAGAGAATGATGGAAAATCACGAGGGTCGATATTTGTTTATAAGAGATTTTGGAAACCTAGTGTATTAGGTGATATATTTGTAGCGAAAGTAACGCAACGACCTGATGATGCAGAAGACTTCTACTGGAACACAGTGAAACTTAATATGTATTACGGTTGTAAGATGCTATATGAGCATACAAAGATTGGTATTGCTAGACACTATATCACAAATAAGCTTGCTAGGGAGTATCTTTATGAGAAACCCGATTTGGTTTCTTTGGGTGTACTCAAGAAGACGAAGAGTACAAATAGATATGGTGTTACAATGCCCGATCCTGTGAAACGTTATATAATACAGCAGTATGCAACGTGGATAAAGAAGAACATTGATTCTATGTTCATTCTTAGTCAAATGGAAGATGGAATTAACTTCATCTTTGGCTCATCAGCATTCGATGAAACTATGGCAGCAGCTATAGCGTTGTTAGGTAATGAGGACATGTATGCAATTAAAGTCAAAGAAGATGAGGAAAAGAAGAGATCATTCCCTAAATTTAGGACAAATGCGCGAGGTAAGATGATATTCAAGTAATATGGCAACTAACAATGAGTACTCAAGTCTAGCGGTCGGAAACAGACCTAAGCAAAATATTCCAGAAACTCTGAAAGACATTTTGTGGGCTAAACGAAATGTCGACTGGTGCATATCAATGAGTCCTATCTATAATAATAAGGTAGAATCGCAATTGTATGATAGATATAATGGCAACAGAGATGATGAAGCATTTGAACATATTACGCAAACTTTTGGCATAGAGTTTCCTGCTGGGAAACTTAAACACGTTCCACTCATCAGACCCCTCCTTAATGTACTACAGGGGGAATTGGAAGAAAGACCAATGTCCTTTATTGTAAGGGCTGAAGATACAGATTCAATTAATTCGAAGTTAGAGGAGATAAGTACGCAGCTTCTCGATAATATTGTGGGAGTCATACGAGGTGATGAAAAAGCAGATATCAAATTAGATAGTTTTGAGAAGTACTTCAAAGCTGAGTTCCAAACAGAACTTGAAATTGCTACGCATCACGCGCTTCAAGCTTACATAGCTAAGCATCATCTGGAGCGCGATTTTTATGCCAATTTTGTAGATAAGCTTATAACAGGTCGTCAATATTATCGCGTAAGAACGACTCGTATAGGTGAAGACCCGATCTATGAAGACATCCGTCCCGGTACATTATTCTATCCGTGGGACAACAAAGAGTGGGTGAAAGAGTGTGACTGGGCATGTTATCCCCGTCAAATGTCTCCAGTGCAGGTAATTGATGCCTTTGGAGAGAAACTCGATCCGAATGATCGCAGGAAACTGGAAGACATGGTTGATATGTATTCGCAAGATTCTTACAAGATCAGAAGCGAAGATGAAGCCGACAGGTTACTTAATAGTTCAGAAGATTATAGAGATTACTACGCACATTTCAGTAATAAAATCACAGTTTATTTCGTAGAATGGAAATCGATCAGGAAGATTCATTATGTTAAGAATCCCAATAAATATGTGCCTGATGCTCCGTTCACCAAGTTTATTCAGGAAGATAAACTCCATGAATTAAAAGGTGCGAGACGAAATAATCTAAATACCAGATATATTCAGGAACTCTGGCAAGGCGTGAGAATCGGAGATGATATTCATGTGGATTTGGGAAAAGTGAAATACGCACCCCGAAACTTATCAGAACCATCGAAAGTATATCTTACTTTCAATGGAAAAACTTATAATGGGATGGTGAAGCAATATTCATTAGTCAAAATGACAAATGATTTGCAAGACCTATATGATGTTCTCC